GGGAAAACCCTATTCCATCAGTTAAGACAGGAACAAGAAATTCCCACGGGATATTATCCTCCGACCCCCCGGAGTCCCAGCAGACAAACTGGTTTTGTAAATGTAGATAGTGATCACGACTTAACGATCCGCACCATCGAAAAATAATCTCCGTCACGACTGAACGATCCAAGAGACAGTAGAAAAGAAAGACTTGTTTTGTCATTACAAGTCTGATGGAAACTTTACAGAGTCAGACATAGGGTTGATTAATCCCCCCAACTTTATAAGTTCCATTAGTCGGTGGTGTTCCAGCACCACCTCCTGACAGTTGATACGACATCTGGTTATCAGGAACCAGACAATGATAACGGAAGTCATCACCCGCCGCTACGTAGCAATGGACCTTTGTATCAATAGGTCCTTTCACCAGAAGAACACCATTTTGAGTGGGAACATTCTGAGCTATTGTCGAAATGTCTGAACGAGGTGTCGCCAGCATATCGAATTCAGTACAAAAAGGAACGCTGACATCAATAAAGCTGCAGTTCCCAACAGGATACATGACTTCCCGCGCAAGAAAGGGAGCATATCCAGCAAATGTAGCTGCATACGTAGACGGCTCGTAACCACGATTCACAGCCATGAAAGAACTCTCATCCAACACTGAAACAGTCGGAACATAGGTCACAGTGCAATGAGCATCAGAATCAATAAAGAGTCGATATTTCAAAGTGCCAGACCACCCCATATACAGGTTGTTGTAAGTACTGTGAGGGACCACTGGAATAGTGGTCACCCCAACAGTAACAGTTCCATCTAACCCGAACTCAGGATACGGTTCGAAAATCATTTTGTACAGCCCCACCGGACCGAAATTGTATCGACGGACAAGTTCATGTATATCTTTAACAGTATACTCGAACTTTTCTCCTAACGACAAAGTCTCAGGACGGGAGAAAACAACAGCCCTCTGTGCTGTCACTATGGATTCCGAATCAGGAATGCTCAAATCTTCTGCTTCGGCTGCAAATCCCACGGGTTGACCTCCAAAAGTCATTCTTCCGTCCCCTCGCGAGAGAGAAACTAGGGGATTGATATTCGGAAAAGCTACTCGAACATTTCGCAGTGAAACTTCAACAATGACCCTGATAGCGTCACTCACCACTTCAGAAGAACACCTGAGTTCATTCAGAACGGAAACGTGCACACTACCAAAGCGCTGAGAAGTTGAAAGAAAACGAGAATTGTTCTGAGCTGCAATATATTCCTGCGTGTTGTTGTAAGGAACAACTACATCAATAATTGAACTCTCACCACTGAAATCCAAAACTTGATTGTACAACGCTGTTTTCTGGGCTGGCGGAACATCAAGAGTCCCATAACCCACAGCTATCATCAGTCGCCCCGAATGAAACTTGGTCCGAACAGCATGAAAGCGATAAACAACATCACAATGAGAATACTGAAACTGGCTGAGAATCGCAATATTGAGCGGTACTGGTGTCGAGGCGGTCCAATTGACTGGCGCATCATTCATGAAAGTGCTGCACAGATCAAAAGATATGAGATCAGTCCCATCAGCTTGATTCGTATTCCAGCTGAAACTATCAATACGTCCAAACTTCTCACAAAGACCCGCGATACAAGTTTCAGTAGGATCACGAAACATCATGGGCTGACGACTCATTTCTTGAGGATGAAGGGCCATTCCGACAGTAACTTCAGGACCATTGGTTTTACTCATTGATCCGAATTGATGCTGAACTGGAACAGTCCCACCCACACAAGGTGGGTTGTCCATTGGAATAATCTTTGCGTCACTCTTTGTGTCGTTTTTCTGAGAACCTTGCATTTTCACACTCGCTTCAACAGGCATTCCACCAGCAATACTGCCGACATTATATCGGTTAGTAATCTTAGTAGATGAAAGATTTGCTCCTTCGGCACGGTACGTTGTGTCACTGGACAACAAACGACCAGCGAGAGTTCCTGTTCCAGCCGTGAAGCCGTAACTGGGTCTCGCATTTGCAGCTGAAGGAGGAACAACCCGAGGAATTCGACTTGTAGTTTTTATCTTCGAGTAAATTGTGACTCCACAATCTGATGGTAATGTTTTCGTCGTCAGTGCAGAATAAACACAAATATGTAATTTTCCCATTGATTCTTCAAGAGGATGATCATGCGCAAATTGATTGTTCAGGAATGATCTCCAGAACCGAAAGGGAATCTTCAGCACTGCCGAAGGGTTTCCGTCGGGAGACAATTTCACATGAATCATCGAACAATAACTTGTGGGATACGGTACTTGAGTGCTCAATGGAACGAAAAACGCTATCAAACACCCAGCCTGAGTGGGAGATCCATTCAACTGAATCATAATCTCAATCTCTGGCCGTGAAAACAGAAAATTTTGAAAGGGCATATTCTGCAAGTTGTGCTGATCACCCATTCCCAAGAGTCCATACGGTAAAGAGATGGTCTGCAAATCAGCGCCATAACCTGAATTTGAGGACCAGTTGAACTGAGTTCTTCTGACCCAGCTGTCTGGACCCATTTCCAAAGTAGCAGGAACTTCTGACAGAGACCGTTCTTCCGGAAGTGTCTGTATAGTCGGGGTCTCTTCCCCCTGCACTATATTGTCAGGAACAACAGTCGTCAGACCTGGAGACTCTTCCACTTCAGTGGTATCACCCGAAGATTCCAATTCTTTCGCTTCTCCTCGGAAACGATAATCTTCACCAGAATCGACTGTTCGGTGAGCAACTGTGGAACGAAGACTCTCCCATGGAGGTAAATCCAGGGGTTTTTCTCCAACTTCAACAAGGGCATTATTCACATCCTTGAGAAAACTTTCATAATAAACATTGTCCCAAACTGATGCATACTCCACCATCTGCTGACATTGTGCTCGAAGGGTCATATCCCAATCACGAGTCCACATCAAAGATCCTTCCAGAGTCTCTTTCCTCAAGGCTCCAGCAAAATCACCATCAACTGGTTTAGGTACATGTCCCAAGAACAGAATTTCTGAAAACTTCCGGTATTCAGCCGTAAGTTCAGCATCCTTTTCTGCACTCGTATAAACTTGTCCTAACAATGACATATCATCTCGAATCATCAAAGGGTTCCAATCTATTTCGGGACTCACGCCCACGAGATGGTCATCACCCAAAATCACGAGAGAAATCATTGTATCAAAGATCTTCGCAGGGAAGCGTGTTTTAAACGCATACCGAAAATAAAGCTCACACGTCACACAGTTCAAGATAGTAGTCCAAAAACCACCACTGAAATTACTGCACAACAGCTCAACGATCCAGGTTCCCATCAAGGCAGGAGCGCACGTTTCGTGCACTCTCACGTGTTCGAAAATGGTTGTCGACTTTTCCAAAAACATTCCAATTTGCTCAAGAATCCAAAAACTTTTGTCCATTATTTGTCTTTGATGCCGCAGGTCGAATTCAGAGAAATCACCCGCGACGATCCGGTTCTTGTAGCGTCGTAAACGCTGAAATATTTTCATAAAATCATATGACCCTGGATTGATTCCAATTGCATAAGCGTGATTAGGAAACGAGGAATTGAACGCTGCGACGATCGATCCAAAGAACATACGACACACTACGTTGTACGTCGCATCATCACAAAACGTGATTCTCGTGTTCACTTTTTCAATCTTTGACTTGGAACGAACCTCATCCTTCATATATCCAACAAACACATTATCGAACGATTCACCATTCTTAACACGATTATACATGACTTGCACATGCTCCTTGAAAGCAGGATTGTATTTCCCGATACCATTCTCAAACCACACTAATTCCTTCTTCCCCTTCTTCAGAGAGAAGTAGCAATAAGGCGATCCAGGGGACGTATCAGTAACAACAGAAGATAAAACTCCAGGAATACCAAACACTGCTTCTTCAAAGCTGAGCTCTCTCATTCCTCCGGTCCCGGAGAAATCCAGACCCCTCTTCAAGTTTTCTAAACATTCCACAGCGCACAAGTGCAGCCGTTTATCATTCAATTTAACCTTGGGGCTTTTCGCCATTCGTAATATAGCCTGTTCAACAGGATCCTTCCCTTGAGATCTACTGTCACTCACCGACATAACAGCCGGTTGTTTCAGACTCTCCCACGGTAGGAATTCTGCAATTTTACTGGGTCTCAACTTCGTCTTAGAGCACATGTGCACCCTTTGATTCACAGGGACTTTTCCCAAGCGCAACAGGTTCGGATTTTCAGTCTCCAACAACTCATCCATGAACGGAGATTCAGCTTGAAAACCCTTGGAAGGGAGATCATCGCCGATCGCACTCAGAATCATGTCACGAGAAACTCTAACGCCCAAACCCACAGGTTCAGACTTGTTGAGACTTCCGGCTACATGTATTCCCACACACTTGTTGATGTTCCTTCCAGAACTAAGCATTATAGGAGATCCACAATCACCTGGAGCAGTCAGAGCCCGATAACGGAAACCATCGTTCAAGTACAGAACTTTCCCACTATAGGAATATTGCTGCACATCTGATCGGGCAGTGGTCCATCGAAGACCCTCACGGGTTCTCAAGATCACATCAAAGGCCGATTCAGGATATTCAGAATCATTCAAAAACCGAGAAGTAATATTCTTGAATTGAGGGCATTGAGGACACCCAACTTTGATAAACATCAAATCATGTTCTATCTCATTGGTTTCTTCATCCTTCATCATCAGAGTGTCGCTCGGATCATAGATCCACTTGTAACAGTGGTCCCGATAGTGTAACACCATGGTTGAGCCTGGTATTAGAGGTCGCCCTCCTGCAAAAATACAGTGGGCATAAGTCATAAGCCAATGTCCTCCAACAGGTATCACTTGAACATCAATGGTTTCCAATGATAATTTACAAGTTTCCATTGTATTAGCACCTTCACCTTCCATCAATTCCCCACGAGTCCACCTGGATTTTCCACCAGATTTTCTGTGAGAGTGTTTTCGGGGAGGGTCAGATTCAATACCGAAAGTCACTTGCGACGACTCCGTCTGTTTTCCACTAAACCAGCGGGAAATTCCGTACATTGCTCCAATCATCAATCCGACGAAAGCAATGGTCTGCACAACTGAATGTTGATTCGACCATCTCTTGACAAGACTTGCAGGTGGATCTACACCTACATCCCAAGCCTGATCTCGATCTGAGTATGCGTTTATGAAAGATTTCTCTCGAAACTCTTCTAAATCTCGAACAATAATCTCGACATCCTCGGTCATTCGTTTCAATTCCACGTCGCGTCCGGAAACGCAATCAGAAAAATCACTCAAACTCTCAGGTTTCTCAAACCCATGATCTGAGGATTCACTCCCATTGGGCGACATCTGATCAAAGGTCGACATAGCCTGTTCAAGAGTAGTAGGGGGCACGCAAGAGGGACAAGTAAGAGTTCCAGCCCTGTTTACCAGAGTGAATGAACACTCAGGACACACGGAGGTCCTTCTCTTTCCTTCTGCTTCAAACTTCTCAGTCCTCAGAAACAAACTCGACATCGCTTCCAAAATTCCAACCGGGCGCGATGGGAGAACGCAAGTTTTCCTCAACTCACGTCTCACCATTTCTTCCGGAGGGGTATTATCAGAATACATTTCAATTTGATCAGCTTGCAGAATGTCAGATAAAATCTTCTTTTCCGCATGTCTTTCTTTTATCAATGCACAAATATTGTCGAACGTTGTCCACGGAGTCGACAGGCTTTCATACCCGTTGATATAAATGCTAGGAACCAAGCGAAAAGCAATATAGTTCTTGTCTCGTATGTCCTCAGGAGGAACCTTACCAAGATCTATCACTAATCCAGTTGCACCCTGCTTGCAATACTTCACAAAGTCGGGAGTAACCTTGCACTCAATAACGGCATCTCGCCGTCTCTGAAGTGCGTCAGGATTAACTCCCACAACTCTTTCATACGTCGTATTGTTCAGTGTGAAAACCAAAGGGCTAGTGAAACACTGGCCCTTGATCCCCACCAAAGGATCATCTAGCGTAGGCTGATTCAACCGATATTGTGCGGAACTGCACATTGCTAAATAGCTCTGTGCCATAGTCAGACGTTGCTGATTGTCTCCAACGAGGAACTCATCAAAGATCCATGCATCTTGTTCTAGGTATCCAGGAGCAAATTCATCTGAAATATGCTTGGTAAACCACGTTGAATAACCAAGACGCCGAACCATCTGTTCTACCAGCAGAGTTTTTCCCGCACCGGGGACTCCACATAAATGGACAGAAAAAGGTTCAGGTCTCTTCAGACCTTCACTCTTAAACTGGTTCAACCTCATTCGATTCTTTTGCAGTTTCAAGTAAATGTTCAGTACGATGCTACGAAGACCATTGAACTTAACTGCACCCAGTTTATCCAATAGTTCCGAACCTTGTTTCAGAAGTTCTTCAACCTGTTCCATATAATAAGCAGAGCCTACTACACGGGGAACTGTGGAAAACTGGAGTAAAGCATTTGAAGCCGCTCTCCAATTCCCAGACAAATACTTCAATCGATATTCTTCTGAGCCGAATCGCCACGAAATCGCATCTTGAATCACAGAAGGAAACAAGCTGAACGCACATGCTCCGAGATTAGCAACAACCGTGCCGCCAGCCATAAGACCAGCAACATATCGCGCCTTACTCAAAATTTGTCCTTCCTGTTTTGTAGATAGTCCGAATAATGCCGCAGCGAGAGTCGAAACCAGTGTCACTGGTCCAACTTCTCCTTCAGCAATAAATGAACTATTACAATGATTAAATAAGAGACGTGTCACTCCATAAGAAATGACATTCGCTCCTACAAAGAACAGAAGTGCATAAACGATTGTAACCTTGATAACTGTAGTGCTGAATGCAGCGCAAAATACTTCCTTCAAATTCTCAAAAGAAAAGATACTTCGAATAGCTCGCACTAACAGATCCCGGATCTTATCCAAGAAACTCTCATAAGCATCAGTTAACAAACTCATAATACTTGCAATAGATTTCCAAACTGAACCAACAGCTTCCTTAACCAGTTTGACCACGTCACAACTGGAAGTTTCATACATTGACATATCAAACAACTTTCCCAAAGGTTCGGAACTCAAAGTTCCACCTTCACCTTGGAAGTCATTCAAATTGCCCTTGTAACCATAATCACCATTGAGTCCAATCTTTGAACGCAATTTGTATAACCAGACGAAATACTGTTCACTGCCAGAAAAATCAAACTGGTCACTATCTTTCATTGTTGTCGCAAAAATCACATAAGGATTCCATGTTACATCTTTGAAAACTAGCTTCTTTGCTCGATTCGTCATCAAAATATCAGGGAGGTTTTCTTGCAAATTCAGTGCTGTGACAGAACCTTCAACCACACGTTTCAGATTTAACTGAAAGTTGGAAGTTGGTTTACCTAGCTTTGTATGAGCATAACCCCAATCAGGTAGATCAAAAGCAGGAGACGGATCGCAAATGGGAGGGGGAGCACAACAGTGTGCCCTAAACCACTCGCGCTCGCGGATAGGAATATCATCAAGATGTCCTTCAACAGCGTCCGTAAAATCCATTGCTGCTCTGAGCAAATTGCCGGTTCGAATTCCAGTAACAAATTGGTCATAAACAGAGCGAGGTACTGAGATATCATCTTCAGTCTCTTTCTGTACAACCTCAAAATCATCAGCTTCAGCTTGAAACAAAGGTCGAGAAAATACTTTCAAATTCCCCCGGCATTGCTTCCTGACAGAAAATTTTGACAAAACTTCCTGAAATTCAACGACATTAGCATGGGTAAGTTTCCATACTTCTTGCACAGGCACGAGAACCATAAATGGTCCTCTACCCCTATCTTCACCACATGGGCTGTGACTGCGGGGACAGTCATCATTTCGTCCGCTTGTCTCATCCTCAAAAGGATGGTCCTCCTCCACGGCGAGGGGGTTCCAAAAATTACTAGTTATAACGGGAGTAGTAAATAGCTGCGCCATT